TTTGAGTTTATCATTATTAATATGTTCTTCTTTAATACCATCTACAAACTTGTTAATGATTGAAATAGTATCTTCTGCTTGGTTAACTATATCATCATCTAAGCCTTCTGTCAAGTCAATTATATCCTCGGCAATGGTAACATCAACAGGATTTACATTGTATAAGTTGCTCATGAACTTATCAAACAGATAGGGGTTAGTTTTGTTGACTACCACTACTTTAACATATGTTCCGGTATATTTGCTTAAATCTTTACTAGTAATTTCGGTAATACTATTTTCTTTATCATCATAGGTAATACGATGAAACATTACATTGGGGTTCTCAATAAATTCCAAATCAAGAGTATCAATATCAAACAAATGAAAGCCCCTCGGATCATTATAATCCTGCCAGGTGAGTTCGTAAGGATTACCAAGATAGCGGATATTATCTTGATTTGAACGATGGTGAAAATGACCCGAAAACACAACATCAAACTTTTTAAATATTCCACGGTCTAGTCCTTCGTAATTTGGTATACCACGATTCATGGCAAAACCAGAAATTTCAAAATGCCCCATACAAATACTGGCATCGGTGTCAGATAACTCAAACATACTATCATCATGATTATCTGCACATATCCACGGCATCATACAAATAGGATATTTTTCATCATTCAACCAAATTGTGGTTGGTTTATCAATTACATGAATGTTGGCATATTCTTTTAATAGTAATTGAACCGAATTAACATCATTCGTATTCTTAAAATAGGTATCATGATTACCAGCCAACATATGTACTTTGATATTTCTTTTTGCCAATTCATCAAAGAACATTTCTTTGGCACGCTTTAAAGAATAAAAGTTTACATACTTACGGCGGTCGAAAGTATCACCCAAAATAAGCACAGTAGAAATATTGTGCTCATCGATAACTGGGAAAAATGTATCTCTATAGAACTTTTCATAGTAATCTAAAAAATGTATTGAATCATTACGAGCACCAAAATGTTGGTCGGTAATAATTGCTACTTTAGTTTCGTTCAGGTTTTTTGGTACTGTTATCATTATAATATTTAATTTCTAATACTGATTCAAGCGGTTGTTTATTGGCAAACACAGTTGCCTCATGTAGTGTTTCAAATGCTTTGGACCTTAAGCTTCCTGCATTTAAAGTATAATTAACTTTGTACATTATATCATTCTCCTAAAAACTTTTCAAGTCCTTTTGGCTTGTTTACCTCTTTCTTAGCCTTCTTGGCGTCCTCATATGTTTCAATAAATTCGGCAATATTGTCATAGAGTTCAAATTGTTTGGTGGTACCATCTTCAAATTCTAATAGTTCCATTTCATCTAGTATACCCATTTGTTCAGTAGCTTTATACTTGACATAGGTCTGTTTCTTTTCTTTTTGTATTCTTCGTAAAAAGGCATAGTAGATAATTTGGGTAAAATAGGCAAATGGATTCTTAGACTTTGTAGGATCAAAGTTGCCAAAATACATTAAACAGTTTTCAATACCATCCGACATCATTTCATCTCGATAGGTATAGTTAATGAAATTTGGCTTGTGTGACAGACCTTCAGCAATTTTCATGAAACACTCTCCTATGTAATTAGGAATAGGAGGAGGTTCTGTTTTGTTTTTCTTTGCTTTCTTACAACCATCTTGATAGTCAATTAAAGCCTGTAGAAAGTCGGCATTGTTTATATAATGTTTTTGTTTAGTAGCCATTTTATGCCTTTATAATATATGCTGTTGGCGCTTTAATGCCAGTTGTGTGTAATGTTAAACCCATTTCTTTAATAAAATCATCTGCGCCATTGGATTCACTCCAACTATGATAGGCATATTCATCGAATACAATTACACCACCAGAAACAATATTTTTCCAAAATGTTTTAAGTGCTGCATAGGTTGGTTTATCTAAGTCCATATCCAAATACAATACACTAATCCTAAGTCCAGGTTTTTCTTCTACAACGACCTGTGACGTTTCAATAATATCACCTTTAACCAATTCAAATTTTGAAGAATCGAATCCAGCATTAATAATTCTATTATAAATGCCATCGTATGAAACATCAGTTATATCCAAATGTTTATCTCTAGTAAAAACTTGTTTCATTGTATCTTTATCAATACCAGATTTCATATTATCAACAAAACCAGGATCAAAGAAATCAAATCCTAATACTTTCTTAATACTATTGGGTTCGTTCATGGCCAAAATTTTTAACCATGCCAATAAACCGGATCCTTTAAATACTCCACATTCAACAATATCGCCAGGTAAATGTTTGGTCATTTCATAAAAAAACATTTTACTGTATAACTTATTAAATACAACTCTATCATTACTAAAAATAAAGTTGTTATAACTATCGTACATATCCTGATTTTTTTGAATATCAGAACTATCATTATATAAATTTGTCATAGGTGGTGTTCCAAAAAGTAATTTAAATCTTCTGGAGTACCAATACCCCACATTTTTTCAATATTTTTAATACGAATTTTTTTACCATCAGCAATAGCTTCATTGAATACGGGGCAAACATAAAACTCATTGTTGGTCCTAATATTTTTATTAATCATTTGTTCAGCATATTTAACATAATCAGATCCATGTTTCCAATAATAGATGCCAGCTGTTGCTGTATCAGAAATAGGATTCTTTTCAGCCACTTCAGAAACTAAACCATCATCACCAACTTTGGCAAATGACCATTTAGGATGTGTTGCTTTAAATGTAATAATTCCACCATCTATCGTGTCAGCAGTAAAGGCATATAAACATTCATTTGAGTTCCATTCCAAGTATTGGTCAGAGTTGGCCATCAATAAAGGTTCGTTATTGTTAATTAATTCTTTAGCTAATAGAGTGGTACATGCCGCACCTTCAGTCATCTTATCTATTTGAATAATATCACAACCAGGAGCAATTAGATTCAATAACTGTTTTAAATTATATTTTTCATAATGTTCTTTTTGAATCATAAAAATAAAGTGTGCTTCCACATTCAAGTTTTCAACAACTACTTGAATCATAGGCTTGCCATCTACTTCAATTAATGGTTTTGGAAAAGTATAACCTGCTGCAACAAAACGACTACCGGCGCCGGCCATAGGAATCAAAACATTCATCTTTTTATTTCTCCACGGTATATTTTTCTTATTTTGAGTGAAACTATCAACATAATCCAAAAATGTTATATCCAAATCGTAAGCATCTTTAACTGGATATAAATGTGCACCAGAATTTAGAGCACCCTCACGACCAATGTGTGAATCTTCCACAATAATGGTATCTTTAGGTAATGATTTCATCATCGTCATACATTTCCAATACATTTCGGGAAATGGTTTTGGATTAAATACATCTTCATTACTAACAAAGTAATCAACATATTGTAACACATCCATTGACATTAAGGCAAGTTTAACCGTTTCACGAATACTATTTGATGCAACGGCAATCTTCCAACCTTTTAAATTCAACGTGTGCATTATTTTAAGAATGTTAGTATTCTTTGGTGCTAATGGTATTAATTCAAAAGTTTGTTTTTGTTTTTCTTTCCAAATATCATCATAATAATCTACAGGCAAACTTTTATCTTGGGTAAGCATTTGTAGTTTCTTTGTGGTATTTAAACCATCATATTTTGATAAATGTTCTTCACGATTAATGGTGTAACTGTAAGAATCTGTTACCTGTTTAATGGCACGATTAAGAGCTTCATAGTGAAGTTCTCTACTATCCATTAAAACACCATCAAGGTCGAATATAACTAATTTATTCATAAACTATTAATAAATTGCCTAAGTGGATCATCCAAATTTCTTCGAACTTTTTTTATAAAAAAAACATCATTGGTGTTTAACATTTCACCGTCTTGATTGGATGAATGGTTATCTTTAACTAAAAATTCTTTAACTTTATCAATAGAAGGACCACCTTCATAATCGGCCACATTTGGGCAGAGTGCCATAGCACTTTTTACCATTTTTTTCTCATCAGAAAAAGCACAACATAATGTTGGTATAACAACTTCTTCAATACAACCTCCAGGCCAATCTATAAGTATATCATTTTTTTCAATCCAATTAACAATCAATTTGAATATTTCTTTTTTACAATGTGTGCCTTCGGCAAAATTATTTAAAATGTTTTCTTTTGGTATTAAATCGAGTATGTTGGTATTTTCAACCATAATATTTGTTCTTGTATCATTTTTCATGTTCAAAGAATAATAAGATGAATCGGTATTTCTAAAATATTCTTCTACTCCAGGTTTAATAAACATCATATTACTGTGGAAAATACAATGATAATCATACTCAATATGTTCTGAGAAATGAAAATTGGACGCCAAGATACCAAGCATTCCGGTAAATTTAACATGATTGAATCTGGTTGGATTCACATAAACATTATTATATTTTTGTAAAATGTTTTCATCAAAGTCGGTAAACGAAGCGTTGACATGGAACACAATAATAGGATGTTTTACATACTTTTGTATATTCTGTATAAGGTTTTCTACAGTTGAATTGTTTTCATGTATAGGAACAGAGAACAATATTTTTAATTCATTATTCATGTTTACCACATTTAGTTGTTGACAACTGCTTGACAACTCTGTATAGTCGAGTATGTCCTTGGTTGAAAGTATTAATGGATTGTATTTCCATTATTTGTAAGTTCTTCAAATTCATTTATCATTTCTTGTATTTCATCATCATCTAAATCATTAATGGCGTTTTTTGCTGCCAACAAATTTTTAATCTTTTCCACAGTATTACAATAATATTCACAGAAATCTTCTGCTGGTTCTAATATTGCCAATACATCTTTGTGAGTTAATTCAATTTCATTTTTCTTAATCAATTGTACAGGTAACCAATGCCTCATAATTAAACCAGAAGAATTGTGTCGAAAATCAATACTAAAAGACATTGGTTCTTCTAATCTGTAGTTGCCATATTCATTAGTTGTTAATGTACCTACTAAATCTTCACCATTCTGTAGTTTGACT